CCCTGGAACGCGTGAATATTTGTGTTGGAGGGCTTGCGGCCCTTGGCGCGCTCGGAGTCGTCGTTGCCGCGCCAGTCGTTCTCCAGCGTGATGCGGCCCGTGAGCCCACCCTTGATGTGGTGTGCCCTGAGGTAGCCCCAGATGATGGACAGCTGGTCCTGCACGGGCGCGGTTGAGACCGCGAGGGAGTCTACGTTCTTCCGGGTGTCCACCCACCACGCAATGATGATGGATGCCACGAACGACTTGCCGACACCGTGCCCGGACTTGACCGCGACACGCTTGTACTTCAGCAGCGCCTCGGCAATCTCAATCTGCTTGGACCACAGCGTGTAGCCCAGCTTGTCCTTGGCCCAAAGGGCAATGTCGGTCTTGTAGCGCTCGTTGAGGGCAGCCTGCTCCAGCTCGGCAGAGGCAGCCCTCATGGCATCGAAAATGCTCATTACTCAGGCAATTCCTGCTTCAGACGGTAAAGGATGGTTTCAAAGTTCGCTTTGTCCTCGTAAATGGCGAAGAATGCGCGGAGCAATCCGATAATCACCGAATAGTGTGAATCGGTCATTCCGTAAAGGCGAGTGCGAATTACAGCCCAGTCGGGCTCATATCCGTCTTCCGCATAAAACAAATCGAGGATTTCAATTACGTCCGGGGTATAAACTGCATCGCTCATGATTCTTCTCCCTGTGTCAGCACACGCTGAGCCTCGGCGGTGAACAGTGTGGACAAGACGCTGGGGGCGAGTTCGCCCTTGATGGCCTTGATGGTCTTGTGCTTCTCAAAGGCCTGCTCGATGTGGCCGGACATGGCGTTGGCGAGAGCGAAAACTGCCTGGAGGATCAGGGCCGTCTGGGCTTGGGTAATCTGCACCAGCCTGTCGGTGGCGTCCTTCTTCATGTCCTTGTTGATGCCTTGGAGCGCGGCGATTTCTTTCAGGAGCTTGATGACGATTTCGTAGTCCTCGGCCCGGTCGGCGTATTTCAGCCGGTCATTGACCTTGGTGAGCAGATTCTCCAGACGGAGTTCCTGCAACACGGCCAATTCCTCGGGGGGCATTTGCGTCCGGGATGAAATGAACTCTTTCCACGAGCCAATGACCTCCTCGGGTATTACGCCGATTTTGACGGCGATTTCCTCGAAGGTGAAGCCTTTGACGCGCAGGGGAACAATTTGCGCCGTGAGGCCGTCCATTGTATTCGGAATCTCATCCATTGCTTTAGCTTACTAGATTCAGGCGTTGGCTCTATGAAAGTAGTAAGGCAAAAGAAAAGGGAGGCCGTTCGGCCTCCCTTCCCTGAACCCACTGCTGGGTTCGGCACTGCTCCCCGCCACTGATGGGTTTTTGACGGGGCTATTCAGTTATGGGTTGAGCGGTGGGCGGGCTATAGTCTGTCGCCTCATTTATCGAGGCCGAGGCATTTGCAACTGTCTCGGCTAACTGGCGGTACGTCCGGCCAGTTCACCACCAAAATCTTTATGCGGCTGTTTCCTGAAGATCAACCGTTGCTGACTCGGAGAGCCAGTAGTTGGCCCACATGGTTGCGAAGTCCTGGATTGCTTGCTCCCGAGTTGCCATCGTTGCTCCTTGTGGTGTGTGCCTTGGTGTATGGAAATGAATCTACAGGAGACAAAAATAAAGTGCAAGGGTCTTGACGGGCTATTTAGACTTGGGCTATGAGCAATCCTCGTGCTGTCGCGTACATCAGAGTCTCGCAAGAGCGGGACGGAATGATTTCGCCCGAACTGCAGCTGAACTCGATCCAGACCCACTGTGAGCGCATGGGCTACGACATCGTGGAGACACTGGAAGACCTCGACCTCTCCGGGCGGTTCTGGAAGCGCCGTCAGGTTGAGCAGGCCGTGAAGATGATTGAGGACAAGAAGGCTGAAGTCCTCGTGGTCTGGAAAATCTCGCGCGTGGCCCGCAACCGGATGGACTGGGCCATTGCCGTGGACCGGGTAGAGGGCATCGGTGGCCGTCTGGAGTCCTCGACGGAGCCGATGGACACCACTACAAGCTCAGGCCGGTTCGCGCGCGGGATGCTCGCAGAGCTGGCCGTGTTCGAGTCGGAGCGGATCGGGGACACCTGGAAGGAAACCCACGCCCGCCGTGTGCGGAACGGCCTGCCCCATCACGGGCTCCCTCGGTTCGGATACGACTACAGCAAGGAGACGGGATACACCGTCAACGAGGCGTCAGGGCCTGTCCTGCGCGAGATGTACCTCCGGTACACCCACGGAGCCAGTCTTCGGGATATAGGCGCTTACGCGGCCTCTGAGGGCTTCGAGCCCCAAGGCGGGTGGCGGGACGATGGTGTTCGCCAGATTCTGGACAAAGGTTTCGGGGCCGGACTCATCAGGAGCAAGGGTGAGTTCCTTTCGGGGGCGCACGAGGGGGTTATCTCGGAGGCCGAATGGAACGCCTACAGGGTCAAGAGGACCGAACGGGCCGCGCGTGGGATGGGTGGCGGGATGAACAACGGGAACGTGTACGTCTACTCGGCCCTGCTGCGCTGCTTCTGCGGGTCCAAGATGGATGGTGGGGCCACCAAGCGCAACGGGAAGGTCTACAAGCGGTACACCTGCCGGGATGGGCTGCTGAAGGGCACACACGCCCGCATCTCCGTCTCCGAGACCTACGTGGAGGAAGCGGTGGTCACCTGGATGCAGGGTGTGGCCTCAGAAATCGACGCCTTGGCATCCCAAGTGACCAAACCGTCCCAAAATCTAGCTCGAAAATCCTCCAAGCTGGCCTCTGACATCACCAAGAACACCCAACGGATGGACTCGCTGACCCTCAAACACCTTGACGGGGTTATAGGCGAGGAGGTCTACCTGCGGCTCATGGCCGCTCTGGAGGACGAAAAGAAGACACTGGAGGCCCGCCAGCGGCTGGTGGAAGTCAATTCCGAGGTCAAACCGGACATGATCGTGCCACAGCTGCTCGAAAAGTGGTCAGTGGCTCCTGATCGGCTGAAGCGCGAGGGTCTGGGCAAACTCATTGCCAAAATCCAGCTTCATGACTGGGAGAACGGTGTCAGGACAGGCCGGAGACCTCTGGAAATCATTGAGCACGACTGGGATTCCGTGTAGGTAGATAGCTAGCCTGAATGGTCATAAAGCCTTCTTATCTACCTACAGGATGGAGGGGCAAAAGAAAACCCGCCCTTACCAGCCTAGTGGCTGCCAGAGGGGCGGGTGTTTATCTTTCAAGCGTAGCTTACTCGGGCTCCAGGTAGTGCTCGGGCATCCGTACCAGGAACTCTCCTGATCGTTTTCGCATGAACTGGCGGAACATGGAGTCGGGGAGAACAATGTACTCGCGCTTCACGAACTCCGGAACGCGCATGATGGTTCCGCACTCGCCTTGGTTCATGCGCCGGAACTGCATGGTGCGGCTGTTGGGCTTGACGGCCCTGACGCGCTCCCCGAGTGCGTACCGCAACTCCTCGGCGGACCAGAGCCGGTCTCCAAGACTGGAGTAGCGGGGCTTCAGGTCAGTCCGGTGGCCAGTGGCATCACGGGGGAAGCCACTGGCGTCAACCAGCAACGTGGAGTGACCCTTCCTAAGCCGCTTCATCTTCCGATTTTACCGGGGTTTGAAGCTCAATGACAGAGGCCAGCTCGGCATCGTCGAGGTCTTTCAAGTCCTTGATCGTGAGCGCCTTGTGTAGGGGGACACGCTTCAGGGCTTCGAGGAACTGCTTCTGGTGGAGATGGCCCTTGGTGATCTTCTCGCTCATGCCGCCGCCTCCAGCTTGGCTACCTGAGTCTCCACGTTGACCCGGTTGTCCTCGCGCTCCAGCCAGTCGATGAAGGCCGAGAGGGCATCCCAAGCATCATCGGAGCCGTCAATGGCAAACTGAGCCTCGATGTTGGTCAGGGAACTGATGACGTGGCGCAGGGACGCCTTGGTGAGAGGGGTCTGGTTCAGCTTGACCTCCAACTCGCCCCGCTCCTTATCCAGGTCATTGAGCCGAAACTTCAGGACTTCCCGACGCCGGTTGTAGGCGGCCTTGATCTTGACCCACTCCTGAGTCTTCTCGAAAGGGTCTCCGGGGACTGCGCGGCGGTGATCGGCGCTCATCTCAGACTTGAT